ATCTTACCGCATACAAGGTTGTCGCCATACATATAGGCATTACCACGTGTTTCAATAAGGCTATAGTGTCCCTCTGCATCGGGATTGAGAATACCCCAGTTGAAATAGTAGTACTCACTATCCTCGTTCACCTTATGCTGTGTCGGCTCGCACACCCACACGGCACTACGGCTATCATGGATAGCACATTTGATTGCCACGAAGTATGTCGGATAGTACAACGTTTCGTCCTCATCTGCCACTTGTGCCAAATCAAAGACCGCAGCAGGTTCTGCTACATACCACAAGCCTTGCGGCTCGTCCTCTGTAAACACATAATGACGCAGTATATCCTCACTCAATACCGAGAATGTATCATTATTATTTGCCACACGGTCTATACGGCAGTTGCTCAACACATTGCCATTGGCACTTTGGTGCGTCTTGTCAAGTTGGTAGTTCATACTATCCGCACCAATCTGCAACATCATTATATGCAGAAATGTTTGGTCGCAAGTGCCGTCGGGGTCAAAGATACTATCACGCAATGCCAACAACTCACGATAACGCCTGCGAGCAGCATTGGCTATCTGTTCTTGCGTGCGTATTACTTGGTCGCCCAATATCTCATTATCCTCTATCCGGGACATCATTTGCGCCCACGCCGAAGCACGAGACTCTTCCTTGACGGTGGCACTAATCTCACGTATCATAGGGCTGACGGTATTCCCCACCCTACGGGACGGCTCTATACCATTCTGCAAAGACACTCCGTGTTCACGTGTATTATCGTGGAACTTGATAGTTATGGTGTCTATATTCAAATCGGCATAGTTGAGTTCTTTCAGCCCTCCAGCATCACTCTCTATAATGGAAATAAGGCGCACACTGACTTCCTCAGTATTGCCGTCCGAGATATACTGGATAGCAGGATAATAGTCTTGGCTGTCATTGAAAGTCTCATCAAGCGTAAATTTGAACACAAACCTGCGCCATTTGTCCGAACCGTCAAAGTCCGTAATCTCCTCTGCGATATATTCGGGGACAAACCACGAAGCATAGTCGCCGAGATTATTCAGCAGAGCAAAGAGAGTACGCATACCATTCTTGTCAAAGAAAGGCATTGCCGTATTTTCACAATCCATTGTAACCTCATAGTACTTGTTCGCCTTGAACTCCGTCAGTTGCTGCGACGGACAGAAAAAACGAGAACCTTGAGGTCTTAAATTTGTATTTGGTGTGTATATTGTTTCGTCATAAGTATGCGGATAATGCATATCATACTCCACAATACCCAATAGAAATTTTCCGTCTCTATCCTCATACCATTTTGGCAGCACACCATACTGGCTATGATAACTTAAATCAACAAGGTATTGCCCGGAATTATTATGGCGTATATTCTTTGCGTTTAAGGTAAAATAGAGGTCTGTAAGATAATATACAAAATTAGAATTTTCTGTCTTTCTTTCTACTATGCGCACATTAACACCGTCAGTTGGTGCAAACGGCTCGCCTGTAGTATCGGACAAGTCCTCATCAGATATGCATATCCATTCTGCCGGTGCATCTATATGAATACCATTCAAAAGAACTGTCGGGTCTTTTGAAAAATATAACTTATGTGTTATCGGGGCAGAGTCTCCTTTCAGTATTTTGTTTGTTTTCTCATCAATTTTTACAATGCCTTGCTCAATAAAGTAGTCTATATCTCTGTGCTGTTCTGTATAATAAACCTTTTCCTGAGAACTTTCTGTATATGTAGTTTGATAAACTGTTTTTCTTGACACAAGTCCGCTGGTCTGTTGGAATATGGTCTTGGCACTATTGAGTGTCTTGACATCAAGGTCGTCATCCACAACACGCATAATCGCCCCCTCACGCATTTGCAACCCGAAAGCAGGCACTTGTATCATACGCACCTTATCGAAATCAAACGAATACTGAATATCTCCGTCATCATTTGCGTCAAGATACTTGCGTGCTTCTTTCTCCAATCTACGCTCGGCAACACGTTGATAAATGTCGGGCATATAGATGTCAAGGAATACAAAGTGGTCGCCTGCATTACCATTCACACTGATATTCGGCATCCAATAGTTGGCAATATCAGTATCGGCACGTTGCAACAAGATACGCCAGTACGCCCCCTGCTCATACGCCTTGCGGCATTGAGCAGCAGAGACATATTTATCCCCCTCAAAGAATACCTTATTCTCTTGCCCATTCTCGTCAAGTGCAGGAATGTATATCTCTTGCACTTTCTTGGAGTCATTTTCTTTCGGGCAGGTAAAGCCGTAACCACCAAGGTTGCCGTCCAAGAAATTGACCGTGCAGTTACCAAACAGGAAAACATAATCTCCGAACCAAGTCTGTTCGTTGATTTTGAAACCCATATCACGGGTGAATATTTCCCAGTACTGCTGATTAGAGCCGTCAGTAGAATTAAGGTCTGTGTCTTCTATCACAACAGCAGGAACATCTACCACTTGGTTCACTTCAATGCTATCCGACATACTTTCTGGATAGGTGTTATTGATACGCGCCCAACAATATGCAGAATATCCCTGTCGTTGGAATGTAGTTTGGTCATACGATGTAAACTCGAATATGTCCGTAATCCAATGGGTATCAGTATAGTGGATTTGGTGGATAGAGACCTCGTTTTTATATTTCTCTTTTGCAGGATTAACAACCTTTTCCTCACCATCGTGTATTTCAATCTTGTCGGCATCAACAAACCAATCATCGCGTGTCAGCGGCTTGCCACTATCGTCCTGTTTCTTTGCACCGATAGAACCGCTATACTTCTCGTGAGTGTGTGCACACGGATAATTCTCATCGTGGATTGCAAAAGCAGCACCTGCGATATAATTCGTACCGTGCAAAGTCTGTGCAGGTACACGGAAATTACCATTATCCCATTTTCCTGCGGCTTCCTGTTGGCGTTGCAAAGCAGTCTTTCCGTCTTTTGCTGCATACAATATCACCTTAACGGTCTTGCCTGTAGCGTGGCAGAATACCGCCAAATCTACAGGAGGAGCAGACTGCACAAGGTGATTGACTTTTGTACCTGCCAACGGCTCTACTTTGTAGCATTGCACACGTGCTATCGGATATTGGTAAGTTTTGCCACTCTCATATTGGCTCGAATCGGGTTCTACACCACTACCCATTATCTTGATACAATACTTCACGGAACGAATATCGCCATACGTAAAGTAACGCAAAGACGGATAAATCTCGTCAAAGGTTTTACTACCCTCACGAATACCGAACTTGGCTATTCCCTCAACGGAATCAATATAGTCCGTTTTGCCGTCATTACCAAAGGATGGCAGCATAAGGTGGTTTACATACCGCCCCGATTTAATTCTGTCGGAGCAATAGAACCTATGCAAGTTTCTGTCTGCACCATAGGCATACAAACGTGTAATCGGTGAGTTACTGCCCAATGACTTTGTTATGGTAAACAGATTGCCATAGTTTGTAGATATAGGCAAGTGTGATGTCTTGCCGTATTTGAAATCGAAAGGAATGGTACGCAATACATTGGCACTATCAACGCCGCATACATAAGGACGCTTGAAACCAATGTATATCATACGCTCGTTTATCCAAAACTTGGTATTGATACCATTCTCGTCATTCAGTTTGAGAATGGCATCCATTACCGAATTGCCCGAGAAATCAAATTGGAATTTCTCCAAAGCGGTATTACGTTCCTCATTCACACTATCCGAGATTCGATAATCCCAATAGTCCACGCCTGCTACACCAGTTGCGGATTTTGGGAAACGCTCATTTAGTACGGCAATTACCCTGTCTATCAAAGTCTTTGCACCGCCATAAAAAGAAAACTCGTCATAGCCTGTATAGATAATGCCGCTATTAACCTGCTGCAAGACATCACGCATTTGCATACAGCCGAGTTCGTACTGACGAGGATAGAACGTAACCGTATGCTCAAAAGCATTACCCACGGACATACTGCTCGCAACCTTTTTGATTGTAGGCATTGTATAGATATAGAATTTCTCCAAGAAATGCCCGCCCTCAACATTCTCACCACGGATAAGGTCGGCTATATCAAATTCCACATAGTCGCCTGCGTGGAAATCAATCGGTGTCGGGAACTCAATGGTTGCAGATATGGAACGCTCCCCCATATCCTTTCCCGAATATGTACCCTCCATTATATTAAAAATAGGGGTCTTGGTTATGTTGCCACTATTATCGACAATATCTCTATAGACTTTCATAATTGTTTCCTAATTATAGTGTTATATTAGTATTGGGGTCATTGACACGGAAAGAGACCTTGAATATGACCACATCTTTCAGCCCCCTGCGCAAGAATGTAGGTTCTTGGTCAAACTCCTGCAAATAAACAGCCTGTCTGCCGATATTCGTATAGCAGTCATATACCTTGAGCCATTTACCACGAATACGCTCCACAAACGCACGAATACGCTCGTTTGCCATTCCGTCATTGGCATAATAGACAAACTCCACCGACAAATCATAAGCGTCATTCATAATGCCTGTAGTCGGTAGCCAGACATCTTCACCCTGTTCGTCCGCCCAATTTTGCGACACAACATCC